AATGCATTTAGTGATCTAGAGTATGATAAAGAAGAAATAAAAAAGTTAACAGAATCTTTTACAAAAGGTTCTCATTTTGAAACTGCATCAAAAATGCCACTTGACCCTAAAAAAGTATTAACTGGATGTGATTATCATCCAAAAGGACATCACTTTAATATGAAAAGAATTTCAAGATTCAAACCAGCGCCTACCATCACGGCTTCTGGTGGTTGTATCCATTGGAGTGAAATGCGAAGACTTGCATTATGTGAATCTCGTAGAGCCATGGCGTTACCAGAAGATTTTAAACTTACTGGAAAGTGGGAGCAGAGGTCTGAACGCATGGGCAGAATGGTGCCACCATTGATGATGAAAGCAATAGCAGATTCAATATACAAGAAAGTACTAAAACCTTATAAGGAGTTGACCAATGGCTGATTTTACTTTTGCACACAGGCAGGAAGGGTTTGATAATCACATTGAACAATCTATTCGTGGTTACTCAAACTTGTTGGAAGACGTAGTTAGCCTTTCACGTTATTTCGTAGAAGATGATACTAATATAATTGATATCGGATGTTCTACAGGAAAGCTAACGAAAGCCATGATGGAGTATAATAGCGATCATTCTCCTACGGCACAATATTTCGGAGTTGAAGTCGCGGATGGCTTCAAACAAGATTTGAAAGATCGTACAAAGGAATTGAATACTGCGGGTTTTAATAGTGTAGAATTTGTAATGAAAGATATTCGCAAGTTCCAATTTTCAAATTGTAATCTGATTACTTCTATTTTCACTCTACAATTTATGCCAAAGAAAGATAGAAAAGCTGTCATTGAAAATATCTATCATGGATTGAATACTGGTGGAGCTTTCATTTTTGCAGAAAAAACTATCTGTGAAAGTGCGCTGGTACAGGACATGATTACATTCAATTATTACGATTACAAACGAAAAGCATTTGATACAGAAGACATCATGGATAAGGAAAGAACCCTCAGAAACATCATGAAACCTCTCACATGGGGGCAACTTGAACACATGATATCTTATGCTGGGTTCACTACTGTTCAGCCATTTTGGAGAAATCACTCATTTGTCGGTGCAATAGCGTTAAAATAACTAAAAACTTGACAAAACACTTTAATATGGTATAATAGTATTATGAGTCCATTTGATTACCTAAAAGCGATTAACGAAACCAAAGAAGATGTGATGCTTACTCCACAAGATGAGAGGAAGTATTCTGCATTTATCGTAAATCGTGGTCTATCTTTCTTTATGGACACTATATTTCAAGTAAATGAGATGAATCGTAACCACCACCTTGACAGCCGACTCCAGTTTGACTATCTTATAAATAATATTAGAAAGAAACGAAGGTATAGTAAGTGGCTGAAACCAGAGAAACTACAGAATGTTGAACTGGTTAAAGAGTATTATGGATTTAGTTATGAGAAAGCCAAAGATGCTCTAAGAATTCTCTCCGAGGATCAGTTGGCTTATATCATAAATAAACTGAATCAAGGTGGAGTGGAAAATGACAACAGGAACAGAGAACATGGTGGAGTGCACTCTGGAGAATCCAGATGATTTTCTCAAGGTGCGTGAAACACTTACTAGAATCGGGGTAGCTTCCCGAAAAGACAAAATATTATATCAATCTTGTCACATACTACATAAACAAGGTAGATACTATATCGTACACTTTAAAGAATTATTTGCACTTGATGGTAAACCAACCAACTTCTCAGAAAATGACCAAGCAAGACGTAATACAATAGCAAATCTTTTATCGGAATGGGGCTTAATTGCACTAGTGAATCCAGACTCTTCAAGTGAATTAGTTGTTCCGTTGAATCAACTAAAGATCCTATCTTTTAAAGAAAAAGACCAATGGGATCTTACAGCAAAATATAATATTGGAAGTAAAAGGACTGAAGATGGCGACCAAAACAACCAAGAATGAAACAACATTAAAATTTTACAAATTACATCCGAATGCTAAAGACCCACTCTATGCAACAGAGGGGTCAGCATGTTTCGATATTCACGCGTGTTTTGACGGAGTAGCAAAATATCAAATTCGTCAAGATACTCTAAATAGAGTAATCGAAAAACCATTTAAGAACGGAGTTCTTCAAATAAATAACATGGAACGAGTATTAATTCCTACTGGATTGATTTTTGATATTCCAGAAGGTTACTCAGTTAGACTTCATTCTAGGTCAGGTTTGGCTTGGAATGATGGGTTATACCTAACAAATAGTCAAGGTATAATAGATTCTGACTATGTAAATCCTGTTTTCGTTATGATGACTAGCATGGCTCAAGCTCCAAAGACTATAAATAATGGAGATAGAGTATGTCAAGCTGAATTGGTGAAAAAGATATATCATGGTTTAACCGAAATCAAAAAACCACCAGTTCAGAAGACCGAGCGAGAAGGTGGATTTGGTTCAACCGGCAAATAACACATTAGTTATATGGCCAAAACTATAATTCAAAAAAAAGGGAGTAATCCTATGTTAGAAAAAGCAACAGGCTGGATTCGCAGTCTTACAGAAGCTGGTCTTGCGTTAATCGCATTAGGCGTGGTTCTTCAAATCATTTTCGGAGCAGCTGTTCCTTTCATTGGCATTGATGTCATTGGTTCAGTTACCGGCTTAGTTAAATCACTCGGAAGCGAAGGCCTAGTTGGTCTAGTCGCAATATGGGTACTTTGGGGAATTTATTCCAAGAAGTAATCATATATCATCTGACAGAGGGTGATTAAACTCACCCTTTTCATTTTTTTATATTATGACTAAATACTACTATAGTAATTGGCAAATTGATGAAAAAATTATGAAGACTAAATATAAATTGATAGTAAAGGAATCTGGAAATTATACTTCAGATTCTTTAAGCAGTCTAGTTTGGACTGTTCTAAAACATCGCTGTCATCATCTCTTCAAAGGAGAAGGATGGCGTGATTGAGGTTGACCAATAGTGGTGACCTCTAACCTACTCCAAGTCTACGTGCTGAAGATTGGAGTGTATTATTAACCTCGCTTTACAGGAGGCCCTATGTTAACATTAGCACCACACACATTCCCCACTCAACAAGACTTACAAAAGATGCTCGGATTCAGCGTTGGATTCGATGGACTTTTTAATCGTCTTAATACTATGGATACCGCCCAATCGGGTTATCCACCATATAACATTCGCAAAATTAATGATTTACAGTATGTTGTTGAACTAGCTCTTGCTGGTTTTTCAAAAAGTGATATTGAAGTAGAAGTAACTGATGGTACTCTTACCATTCGTTCTGTTACCGCGAAAGATGATGGGGCTGATAATGATGAAAACAATGGAAACAATGAAATCGGTTTTGTACATCGTGGAATTGCCAAGAGAACTTTTTCTCGGGCGTTCCAACTGAGTGATGATATTATTGTTCAGAGTGCCGACCTTCAAGACGGTATGCTTATAGTGAATCTGGAACGAGTAATTCCAGATGAGAAAAAGCCTAGACTGATTCCTATCGGTCAATAGCCACTGTGGTGCCCCCAATCACACAAGATTGGGGGATTATAAATAAATGTATAGATCAATACAAATTTTAACAAGGAGTAGTGAAGTGGCAAAATACAGAAGTTTTAAATCAAAAAAAGAATTAGAAAAAGAAGGTAGAGCTCTTGGAGTAGAGTTAGACCGAAGGCACAGTAAAGAAGACCTTATTGAAGAATTAGAAGCAATTAAACCAGAAGAATTACCAAGATTCAGTACTGACGCAGAAGCAGGATTCAAAGAAGAGTCAAGTGGTGCAACTTGGAATAGTATTGAAGAATTTACAGAAGCAGTAACTTCAACTGGAATGATTTTTGACAGTGCGTTTATTCCTGTTAATATTAAAGCTCTTTACGAAGCTTACACAACGAATTCAGCCGAATTCAAACAAACCGCAGCTTACAAATTTTTAACAAAGTAAAGGATATACATGGCACAGGCGAAAAAAAGTAAAAAGAAAATATCTAAAGCAATGGGAGAGATTTTAAAAGCTCCTAAAAAAGTAGAAAAGGCAGTTAAACAGGCCAGTAGAGAATGGAATGACCTTGAAGAATTTAGACAGTCTGTGATTGATTCTGGGCAACCACTGAATGCTGAAGAAGAGTATGCGTACTATACCTCTGACCCCGAAAATTTTAAAAAGACAAATACCTATAAAAATCTACAATAAGAGCATATAATGGCACAAAAAAGAAAAGTATTAAAAGAAGTTCTTTTTGATGATGTGGAAGAAAAGATAGAATATGATTTTTTAACGCGTGATCAATTTTTCTCAAAAGTACCAGAACGTCCAATGTCAGCACATGGTATAGAGATGTGGGAAAAATACCTACAAGATCCAAAAGGATTTAAATTTTAGGAGATTATTATGTTACCTTTATTATTATTCAATGTTATTTCAAGTCTTGTCGTAGATAAGGCTACAGATTTAGCAACAGAGCATGTGGAAAGTATGATAGATGATTTACTTCCTTCAAGTGCAAAAAAAGAATTAGACAAAGCTATAAAAGAAGATCCAGCA